GCAACAGGCACTGATGAGATTCACCGAGCAGGCGCTGGTGTCTTCTCGTTTGCCGTGCCTGTTCCAGGTGGCCGCAAGGTGCAGGTCGACCTGATGTTCGTGCCCTCTACGAAGTGGGCGCGGTGGTCCTTCCACTCTGCACCATCCTCGAAGTACAAGGCCGCTGTCCGCTCCCTGCTGCTCGTCAACATGATGAAGCAGGTCTACGAGCCCGGCAAGGACCTCGAGGTCAAGGAGAACGGTGAGACAGTGGCACGAGCACGTCGCAGCTTCAAGGCTGACGTTGGTCTTGAGCGCCTGTTCAAGGTCATGAAGATGCGGAAGGACGGCAAGGGCCGTACGAAGTCGCTGGCGAAGGTCACGCCTGAGGAGCTGCAAGCAGAGCTGACCCGTATGGGTCGCAAGGACAAGTTCGATCCAAACCCGGATCCCATCGTGGATCCCGATCAGGCCGCAGAGCTGATGTTCGGTAAGGGTGTGAAGGCAAAGGACGCCATGTCGGTTGAGCAGATCATCGACCTGATCAAGAAGCGACATGACGCCGAGGAGATCTTCAAGAACACCATGGACGACCTCAAGGACTCAGGCCTTGAGGTACCACCAGAACTTGAGAAGTATCGTCCAGGTGACTGATCTCATTAGTAGCCGAGGGTAACCATCCAGGCTACGATGCTGTCATCATTCGGATCAGATGAATGGATGTAGAAATTACCATTATTCTGAACTAGATACAGATGGCCCATATTCGCCGAATATGTCTGTCGCGTTAGAAATACGCGATACGTTCCTGAATAATCAGGACTTGCGATAATCGGTGAAACGCCACCAGATAGAGTTGCAACTCCTTGAAACGGCTCTGTTCCAGTTTCCTTGAAGCGCAGTGAAGCTGCATTATCGAAAGAAATTGAGCGGGCGGTGATTGTAATACCGCTCCCAATCCCACTCGAGAATGCTACACCGCCGGAGGAAGTAAATTGCACTGATGGCGCTGAAAAAGATAGCGGCCCTGTTGATGATGAAATCGACAATGAAGTGCTTGAGGAAATATTGGAATCACCCGTGATATTCAGGTTAAGTCCAGTGCCCAGAATTTGGACAGTTTCAGGCCTACCTGTATTACCCAGTTGATTTGGTGCTCCAACAGACCAACCACCAAAGCCATCTGAAATCAAAGCATCATACTTTACGCCTGAAGCCGCAAGCCCCGTGCCACCACTCGATGAATTCAAGATGCCGCCGAGAGTCAGCGTTTCAACTTGATTGCCTCGACCTGCCATGCGTGTTGCAAGTGGGCCATTGATTGCAGATGTTGTTAGCGTCAGGCCAGTTGTACTTGCAGTAGCAAGCGTTACGGAGTCGCCGATCTGAGTCCACGTTGTGGTCCCATCGAAACGCCAAAAAGTTCCAGGGTTTACGTAGCCGTAAGAAATGCCAATTGTTTCACCGGCTACAGTTGGATTGTCGGGTGCCTTTGACCAGGCCCCAGAAGCGGCGATGTAGACGCCGTTTTGAGATGGTGTCGTTTGATTCTTGACTAGAATGCGATCACCTGGTGCTGTTGTAATACCGTCAAAAACTACATTTCCACTCAAAGAGATGTTTGCGGTTGTTGCTGCTCGTGCTTGTGCTAGAGTCATAAATTTCCTTTTCTAAAAAGTACGGCGCCCAAAATAGACGCCGTACTATTTATACTTCGGAAATCAAGCGCCTTCGTGAGGGTACGAACCAGAGGTCACTGAGAGCGTAAAGCTTTCTCTGACCGTGTGTGTCGCGACATCTCTGATTGAGATGGCAAAGTTGGCAAAGTTGCCAGCGTTTGGAATGGAATCATCGATGGCGGGAATGTGGAACGTGACACCGTTGACCATGTTGTGCCAGGTTCCGCCACCTACAGGTGGATTGCCAGGGCCGTTGTCATAGACGTTTGCGAAGTTGTCGCTGTTGCCAGACCAAAGCATTTCAAAAGCGCCGGTTCCACTGACACCAGACCAAGTCAACCAGACTGGAGGGCTGCCTGAAAGTCCAGCACCCGAGTCAGACGAGCCGTAGATGCCACCGTCGTTGTTCAGGCTGATCTGCGCGTTACCGTTGGCAGTTGCGCCAATGACCGCGCTACCAGCAACTGTGTACGTGTTGCCTTGGGCCGGGTACGTGAAGACCTGGTTCGACGTACCATAGAACATCGAGATCTGAATCGTGGAGGACGTCGAGATCTGAGCGGGTGACGTTGCAGACAGAGGCGTTGTCGTCTTCGAGCCGGTGCCTGCCGCAGTTCCGCTTGGCACGTGCGAGCCACCACGGTAGTAGCTGTTCAAGCTGATTGGGTGGCCACCGCCGAACTCGGCAGCAATCTCAGCAAGGCTGAGTGAACCGCTTGTCTTGACGCTCATTTAGTTCTTCTCCGCGAGCTGCGCCTTCAGAGACTCAACTTCAGCACGCAGTTCCTTGATGGCTTCAACCATCAGACCAGCGAGGTTGCCGTATGCGAGTGAGAGCATGCCGTTCTCATTCTCTTGGACAGCTTCTGGAAGAACGGCTTGAACGTCTTGAGCGATGAGACCAGTGCCAGCACGGCCATCGTCCTTGCGCGTGTACGTGACGCCATTCAGCGCGTCAACCTTGTCAAGCGCGTTCGTGATCAGAACGACGTTTTCCTTGAGGTTGCGGTCAGAGTAGGCAGTGACGTTGCCTGTTGCAGTAAGGTTGCCGGCAGAATCGAGACTCAGGGCAGTGGCGTCGCTGACGTTGTGCCATTCGAAAGTCGAGTCTGTTCCGAAGACCGTGCTGCCGCCGGAATTGAAACGCAGGCGATTTGCACCATCAGTAGACGTTTGCCATGTGTCAACTGTGCCGTAGATGATGGTTGGCTTGCCAGTGACGCCAGTCCAAGGAACAGAGGCAGCAGAAGCAACAGCGAAGTTCGCTGGGTTCCAGACCTGCATCGTGACGCCGTCGCCGTTGTTACCCCAGACCCAGGCAGGAGTGCCGCTGTTTCCAGCGTAGCTGAACGTCATCGCGGTGCCGTTGCCGCCTGCTTGTGCAAGCGTCGACGCCTTCGCTGCGAGCGTAGCTGAGTTGGCGCTATTGGCTGTCGTGGCCGCCGCAACTGTGAAGTTCAGCGGGTTGTACATCGTGGCGACCGTTGAACCAGAGTTCGCAAGACCCCAAACGACGCCAGGTTGGCCGCTGTTGGTGGAGTTGTTGAAGCCTAGCTGCGTGCCACCGGTCGTCTGACCGCTACGGATCCAGAGTGCGTTGACCGACTCGGTAGCGTTTGTTGCCGAGTTTGCGGTGTTGGCGCTGACAGCAGACCCGTTGATGTTGATTGGCCAAGTCGTGCCGAAGTCAGTGCTGTCGACTTGAACGCGGAGCTGGCTTGTGCCAGACCAACCGACGTAGATCTTGTTCGTGAGCTGGCTCGTGCCACCGCCCTGCTGAACAGGCATGAATGGAAGTTGGCCGGTTGTCAGCTGGCCCGTCTGGTTCGCAAGGGTCAGGTAGTACGTGCCGTCGCGACCATCAAGCAGGTCAGCATCAAGGCCAGAACCCGAGCCGTCGTTGTTCGCTGCCCAAACAGTGTTGCCAAGCCAGCGAAGACCAGTAGTAGAAGACGGGTCGATCGAGAGACCAGTCGTAAGCGAACCGCCGTTGCCAGTCCAGGTCGAACCCGTACCGATGGTTGCAACGCCGTTGTAGCCATCAAAGATGACTGGCTTGTTGACGCCTCCAGAGTCCTGGTTGCCAATAACGAGACGTTGGTTTCCAGACGTGTTAGTGATGCGGAGGAAGCTTGGGACTTCCAGTTGGCCGAGCATCGTGTCGCCTGCCTTCGCGACGTAGACGCCAGGAGATTGGATCAGGTTCCAGGTCTGAGAAACCTGGTCACCAAAGGCAAGAGAATTGGAATCCTGGTTGAAGCCAAACTGATACAGACCTTGACCTGTTCCAGTCGTCAGGTAGAACAGCTCACCATCCGAAGCGGTGGAAGTTGCTGGGAGAGCGGGACCATAAGGAATGATCGAGCCGCCCGTGAGATTTTTGTTCATGTGTTTGTCCTGGACAGGGATGCTTACGGACCTATTTATGGGTTCGAGACAAGAACGTTGGATGTTACAATTGTTCATTCAAGTAGGAGCGCACATGACACAAGAACAAACCGGATTCCTCAATCACGACTTCCGCACCGCCCTGTTTCAGCTGGTGGAATACGGAACGACCTCGGCACCTCGCGGCTCCGAGACGAAGGAGATTCTCAACTACAACATCACCCTTCGTAGCCCACGCAACCGCGTCATCACCTTCCCAGAACGCAAGACAAGCACGAAGTACCTGCTCGGCGAGCTGTGCTGGTACCTTGGTGGTGACAACACGATCGAGGGCATCCTCCCGTACTCCAAGTTCTGGACGAACATCGTGAACTCAGGTGAGTACGACGGCTACCCGAAGGACACGATCAACTCAAACTACGGCAACCGTCTCTTCGGCCACGCACACATCGATGCCTTTGCTGATCGCGAAGGTCCGTTCAACCAGTGGACTGAGACCATCTCGCTGCTGCGTCGTGACAAGGACACGCGTCAGGCCATCATGAACATCCACGTTCCAGGTGACCGTCACTTCGGCAACAAGGACGTGCCTTGCACGTTGACCCTGCAGTGGTTCATTCGCGAGAACAAGCTTCACCTCG